TTCTACGACTTCTTCTTCTGTTTCTTCAACAGTTTCTTCCTCAACTGCTTGTGGTTCTTCACGATCCTCTTCAATAGATTGAATTGAATTATCTTGTATGTCACCAAGCATCGCCTCTAAGCGACTTTGTGGTGACTGCTCTATGGCTTGGTCACTCATAATATTTCCTTTATTTAATTAGGCAAAGGTGTTACATAAATGGGCTTGCCCTAACCCAAATTCTATTTGACTGCTCTGATGGGTTCATTAACTTGTATCTTTGCAAGCTTACCAGTTTGCATTACATTGGTTAATGATTTCTCAATTTGTCCTAATACTTGTAAAGCAATGACTAAACGATTGTGTGTTGTTTCATCACCTAATGGAGATGTTTGCATTGCTTCTATAATGTGATCTTTTACCGCAGTAAATGATTCTTTAAATACTTCATTATCTAAAATCTTTTGTGCTTGTTCGCCACGTTTAATTTCTTCTAATGTTTTATCTACCATATTGTGCCTTTATGTTTGCAATTTGTAAGTCAGTTTCTGCTTTTAATTGTGCCTTGTATCTTTCTAACTCAGCTTGTGCAGCAATTCTTTCACGCTCAATGATAATATCATTTTCTGAGCGTAATTGTTCTTGCCTCATATCAGCTTCATTTTTCTGTGCTTCTAACTGCATATCAGCTTGTGCTTTTTGTTGTTCAATCGCTAATTGACCTTGGATTAATTGCTCTTGTGGATTAGGTTGTTGCTGTTGTGCACCTTGTGGCATATTAGCAGGATTGTTCCAGAACTCTTCAGGATCTTTAAAGCCTGCGTTCTGTGTTAATTTAGATAAAGCATTGTAGATTTTTTCTGGTGATGTAAGGCCAACTTGTAATGCTTCTCTTTGCATTTGTAAAATAGCATTGAGGTGCATGAGTTGTTGATCTTTATTACCTGCTCCTAAACCTACAGAGATAGATAAATCTTTACGATTCTTCCATTCACGAGGATCAATGTTTACCCATTTATTTCTAATTCTCACAATATCAGGTTTAGTTACATTTTTTCTCACTAAACGATGCACTAACATGAATAAACTCTTCACACCTGTTTCTGCAAATGTTCTAGCGACTAACTCTAATCGTTGTTGAGCAGCTGACATAATTTGTTGCATACCAGATGCAGTTTTGTTTAATGAATCAGCATCTAAACCTTGATTGTAAGCAGTCACACCAGTACGTTTTTCTTTCATGCTGTCCATGTATTCAACCATCTGGAATGATGTTTGAGGAAATGGAGCATGAGTTAATGGCATGATAGATGTACCAGGCTCACCTTGTACTCGAACAATACCACCAGGTCTTGATGTGAGCATATCGTCTAGGTTTACTCTGTCTGATATAGCATATCGACCATTATTAGATAAATACATATTATCTAATTGACCACGCATCAATGTAGATTTAATGAGTTGAATATCACGAGTTAAATCTGTGTATGAACGACCAATGTGTCTATGTGGCATAAGCATTGGTGTGATAGATGCAAAAGGTACAATTTCACATGACTCATCACGATAGATAATTCTGTTGCCTACAACAACATAACGATGACGTTCACCATTTACTTTAATGTATGTATCACGAACTAATAATTCTGAAGAGTCTATAGCACGATCATATTGTTCTGAATAAATATCACGAGCATTAGATTCTAATTCAAACTCATCTTGCTCTGCCATAATGGTATTAAGTTCATCTTCATCAACATCAAACTGTTCTGCTATTTCTGATGGGTGCATCAATTCACGATGCTGAACAAAACGTGCTGAGTTTAGACAGTTGCCTGTAGCATCTACAGAGATCATCATGTTCTCAGGTGCTACGTTTTTAATCCTAATATGGCCTGTTGTTTCTGTTACTCTTACTTTAACATCATGTAACATAGGTTGCATAAATGCTTGTTGCATTTCCATGTCAATCTCAACACCTTGACCATTGATAGGCTGAACATTTGGCCCTTCAGTCATCATTGGAGGTGTCATTGGCATTGGTTTTACAGATGGGTCAGGATAAGCCTCGTGCTCTAATATTTCTACGTTATCATCTTCAACCAACATATCTAACTGTTCATCTGTTAGACCTTCATACTCTTCTTCGTCTACATCATCTTCTTCTTCGTAGTAGACTTTTACATAACCGTTTTTAGAAAGAAGTGCATCTTTAAACCATACATAAAATATTTCAAACCCATTGTTCTTTTCCATCACAACGTGATTAATATAATCTGTTTCTTGGTTAGCAGCTTCTACATCTTCTGGATTCTTTGGTTCAAATCTAACAACTTCATCACCAGATACAAACACTTTAAGTAGCTGTGGTAATGCTGACTCAATGGTATCTTGAACGTCAAAAGATACAACTTGAGAACGGCCTTCAATCTCATTGCCAAAAGGCTCGCCTAAATAGAATTGTATTGCTTCAGCACGTTCTGCTGATAGTTGAGAGTCATTAATACCATAGGCAATGTTTTCTTCATTGTCTATCTGACTCAATAACTCTTCATCTGTAAATTTTTCTGCCATTAAACTATCCCTAAACTGTTATATTTTATTTCATTGTGTTGCCAAGTTTCATTTGACATACCGTCAATGGAAACACAAAGATATCTAAACGCATCCGATCCATGAGAATATTCATCATGTAATGGTGCAGTAGGTTCATTGGTTGTGCTACTTATGTTACGTCTGTAATGCTTGAGACATTCAATCAATCGTTCTGTTGATTTATCAAAGTAACAACGATGAAAGTTCATACGAGCTACTTTAATGCCAGACTCTATATCTAAACGTGGCACGATTCTAACATCCCAACCATGTTTACGCATAATATCTTCTGCTGAGATACCATGTTTAAAATCTTTTGTTCGACCATCATGAGGTAAATACATCTGACCCCAGTTATATCTTAAATCTTTAAGTTGTGCTGAGTAACTATCTAATGTTCTATGGTCATCTTCTATATAGTCAATGATACGAACATCGGATATGCCTTTTTGCATTAAAATAATGGCCATACTATCGTTCCAACCTAAGTCCATCACCACATGAACTTTAAGCATTGGATCGTAAGGAACGTTGGTTATTCGACCTTCCTCTTGTGCTTCTCTTATTTCATTAGCATAGATAGCACCATCAACGGCTGACTTACAATCGCCTTCCCAGATATTTGCATAATCATCTGAAGTGGCTTTACTATGTAGTCTTTCTTTATTCAGAACTTTAGGAAACCATGGATTATCAGACCAGTTTATTTTTACGACTGCTGCATCTTCTGGTGTATCAATTACAAATCGTTTGTATGTATCATCAGAATCGAGGTCAGGGTTAAAGCTTACCCATATTTCTGAACCTGGTTTCCTAATCGTTGGAATTAAAATGTCCCATGACTTTTTAGATACGGTCTGAGCCTCTTCAACCCATACGATATCAACACCCTCATAGGACTTGATTGACTCGACTGTATTGTTAGCAAGACCAGTAAAACTAAACTTACTTCCATTAACACATCGAATCTCATTCTCTAAAACTTCAAAGTATTCACCGAATCCCATGGCCTGTATTTGGTCATTCAGTAACTGGTGAACTGACTGCTTAATAGATCTCTGTACTTCTCGAGCACATAATATTCTCAATGGATCTGTGATTGCTTTAGCAATGAGTGCTCTAGCAAATCCCCATGACTTACCACTACCTCGACCTCCATACGCTACCTTGTAACGATGAGGTTCACCCAAGAATGATAACTTATCTGGGAACTCTGCTTCTATTTCTCTACTATTCGGAATCTGATCCATCATTATTAGGTTTTACAAATTTAAGTGTGACGTTTAATGGAGAATCATGTCCATCCATTGTGCCGATTTCTGATTGTGTTGGCATAAGTTTAGCATACAATCTATAGAACTCAGTCCTATTATCTACAGCCCAAACTGCCATTTCTTTTACACCACCGATATCGTCAAACACATCAATCACGTTTTGTCTAACCTGACCAGATATTTTATTAGGTGTTCCTTTTTTGCGACCAGAGCCTTCTCGCTTGCCACCTCGATTATCTTTTTTTTCTTCGTCCATTTCAACTCCGTTTAGGTTGGTTGACTACTTCCATTGGTATTAATAAATTATCTAAAGTAAATTGCCATTCTTCTGCGTAATCACATTTATTGTAATCACTAAAGCATGGTGTTCCTATAGTAAAGTGAACTAACTTAGCATCAGGATTGTAATCGTACTCAGATACTAACCAGTTCCATTCTTTTGGTATCTCACCGATCAAGTTTATGAATTGATTATCTAGCCATTTGAATCGGTGTAATTCAGCACCTGTAGAGTTCATTATCATCTCAGGTGTCAACTGTAAATTCTTAAAGTGGTCGCAGTTCCATACCATCACACTCGACCAATTCTTTCTCGGATAATCTTCGTTCTTATTCCCGAGGTATTTAGTAGGGTATTTTGTTTTGTAGTCATGCTTAACAACAGAGACTGCTGCAAACGGATCTATAACATCCATGAGTTCTTTAATGTCTGCACGACAGAGCATATCTCCATCCACAAACATTGCATAACCTTTATAGTCACATAGATAAGGAACTAAGAACCTAGAATAAATAAAAGCATTAGATCCATCAGTATGTGTTTCTGTATAATCTTTTAGTGTATTTAATGCTAATGGTGTAAAACTAACTGGTATGGTTGCTTTCTCTATGACACTCTGGCAGAACACATGATAGGCAACTGGTTCTACCTCACCATCAAATCCTACAAATATCTTTAACATTATATTGCTGGAGACTGTCCTGGTGATGATGTTGTTTGTGCAGGTGTAAAGTTAAATCCTAATAAATTTCCTGTGTTAAGAAATCTACCTGCTCCATAGTTACCTGCATAACTTGGCATTGTTGGTGCACTTAAAAATGAAGAAGCACTTGGAGTTGGAGTGTATGTTGGTTGTGGTGCTTTAGAATACACATATGCCATAGATGGTGAGTATTCGTATATGTCTGTATCACCTACTTTGTTTTTACTAAATCCTGTAATGTCTACATCAACAGGTCTAAATGATTGGTTTCCTACAGTGATTGTTCCTTCTGCACGATTAGAATTACTTTGATTTACTCCGTATGGACCATAACCAAAACCACCATATGGACCATATATACCATAACTTGGAGAACTTGTAACTGTGTATGGTTCATATACACGATTGTTACCATAGTAGTACCCTGTATCACCGACAGACTGTAGTCCAGAATATTTGCTTGGACTTAATCCTAATACAGCATTAACATCTATATTAGATTTTGGTGCAGCAACAATGTTAGGTGCTTTTCGTAGACTAGGGTCTAGGCTAGGTGCTAATTGATTAAGACCTAGATTAAGTAACATTACTGCATCCCTTTATTAGCAATGTTGTTAATCTTTTCTAACGCATCCATAATCATTTTAGTTTGGTCTGTTTGCAATTTTCCTGTTTTGTTTTCAGCATCCATTCTGATTTGCAATTCTTTTAATGCAAGTTCAGTAGTTTGTTGCACTTCTTTTTGTTGTAGCTCTAATGCTTTTTGTTGTGCTTCTAATTGCATTTGTTCTCTATCTAGCTGAACTTTAGCTGCATCTGTTTGAGCTTTAAGTTGTGCTTTTTCTCTTTCCACTTGAGCTAATACTTGTGCTGCTTGTGTATTAGGGTCTGGTTTTTCTGGTTGTGGTTGAGATAGTTGTGCGTTCATTTCTGGTGTAATTTCATTCATAAACTCGGTAGAGTCTTTGAATCCAGCCATATGAATAAATTTAGCTAATGTATCTCTGTATTGTTTAATGTTGACTAGAGGATTAGATAAACCATACTGTTGAATGATTTGTTCTTGTTTAGCCAAAATCATTTGCATAGTCGCTAACTGTTCTTGTCGCTGACCTGTACCTAAACCTACATTGATATTTACATTGTAGTTAGTCTTCCATTCTCTTGGGTCAAAAGGAATAAACTCACCATTAATACGAACCACACGAGCTTTATCTTGGTATTTACATAGGAGATGTAAAATGCCTCTAAAGAGTGAAGTCACTCCTGTTTCAGCAAAGATACGAGCAATCAACTCTAGTTTGCCAGTAGATGCAGATGACATTGCAGATACGGCTGTTGCTGTTACATTCTGTAATAAGTTAGGGTCTAGTCCTTGTTGTGAGTCAGACACACCTGTGCGTTTAGCTTGGATGTTATCTAAATACTCTAACATTGGGAATGATTGTCCAGCAGAAGATTGTACTGTTAATGGCACAATCGCATTAGGATTCTTCATTCTAATGACACCACCTGCTGTAGAGGTTAATAGGTCATCTAGGTTGACTTGTCCTTCTACTGCACCCACTCTATAGTTGTTAGTAAGATAGAGGTTGTCTAGCATTTGTCTAGTGACTGTTGACTTAATCAACTGAATGTCCATTGCTCTGTCTGCTAAAGACTGACCATAGAATTTATGAGGAATAGGAATTGGGCATACAGAATGGAATGGATTGTAATCACATTCATGCTCTTCTAATATTTCATGAGAAGCATAGACGACTCGTCTGTATTCAGCAATACCATCATCGTCTTCATCTACTTTTAAGTAGCACTCAAACACTTCAACTAACTGCATTGATTCATCATCAGAATCCATATCGGTTGGTTGTTCACCACGAGAGTATCGTGCGATTCGTTCTGGACTAAACTCTAGTGCATCACCAGTGGCTAAAGACATGACTGTGTCTTCATCGTAACCCATAGCAATTAACTCTGAACGAGTCATCATCTTACGGTGTGCAGTAAAGGGTGAGTCAGTAATGGTTCTTGCACGCTTACTAATTAAGAACTCTTCTGGTGGTACATTTTCTACCACAACCTTACCATTGTTAGTTGTTTTCTTTAATTTAACATCATGAGAAACAATCGCTGGTGATACTTCCATACCTGTCATTTCATCAAACACAGCTTCTTGCATGACTGTTGTTTCTTGCTCGACTACTTCTACTTCTGGGTCTTGCATAATCACAGCAAGTTCGTCATCAGAAAGATATTTGTATTCTTCCTTCTTAACATCAATCTTATCTTCCCAGTATGCTTTAACAACACCTACTTTTTGTAGTAAGGCATCTTTAAACCAGTTGTGCATAATAAGAAAACCATCGTTATCTTTATTAAACACCCAGTTTACATATTCTGTGGCTTGTTTAGCAAAAGGCTGGTCGCCATCATTGACTGGTTCAAATGAAACAACTTTATCGCCTGAACCAAATAAACGCATGAGTTGTGGCAATGCACCATCCACTGCTTCTGCAACTTCACGAGTTACGATTTGAGATTTACCTTCTACCTCATTACCGTAAGGTTCGCCAAGATAGTATTCGAGTGCTTGTTGTCTTTCATCGGTAGTTTCCGTTTCAAGATAACCGATAGCATCTTCTATCTCATTTTCTAATATTGCTTTTAATTTTTCGCTCATCTAAACAATCCATTTATTGTTGACTGTAATAGGTTTGTGCCATGACTCCATAGGAGACTCGTCTAAACCTACTGCTAA